ATATTGCTGCTGTTATTGTGCCACCTAATGTAGCTGCACCAGAAAAAGTTACAAAATCATTCTCATTTGCGCCATGTGCTGGGTCTATTACAGTTAATGTTGTTGATCCGTTGGTTGCAGAAAAAGTTACATCACCCGCTGATGTTGTATTTCTTATTGGAGTAATATCATTAAAAGTTTGACCTTCTTCTATATAATATTTGAGGTGTGTTCCAATACCCATGAAGTCCGAGCCATCAAGAGCAACCCAATTATGTAATCGTCTTGCTGATCCTTGATAAGTGTTAGGGCTATACTTAGACCAACCACCTATTTTCTCTGGAAAACCAAGTCTAAATCTAACTTTATCGCCATCGACAAAACCACCCTCATTACTATGAGATGTAAGATCTGATATAATTCCTGGTCTAAATTTTAAACTTTGTATTGGCATTAAGCTGTACCTCCAGTTAAAGAACCACTACCACTTGATGAAACATTACTAACACCTTGAATTGATTTACCTGATGCACCACCAGATGCGCCACTTGCGCCATTAGTAGGAGCAGAAGAAGGAAAACTTACCGATGTTCCACTACCATTATTACCCGTAGAGCCAGATGAACCTGCGGCACCAAAAGCACCACCTGCTCCTCCAGCGCCTCCAGCTCCTGCATTATTTGAACCAGAGCTTCCACTGCCTGCTGAACCAGCAGATTGATTGTATCCTTGACCTACACCACCAGAACCACCAGAACCACCCGTTTGTATTGCTAAACAAGTACCAGAAACTGACATAGACAAACTATTATAATAATAATTTTTTCCATTTGAAGCAGTTCCATAACCAGTAAAATATGTTGTAGTTGAAGCTGTTATGTTTGCTGTTCCACTATTACTTCTTGATGTACCAGCACTAGAAGTACTTGTGCTTACTGATACTGTAGGTGTTCCGTATCCGCTTCCATATTGAGAACTAATACTAGCAGAAACAGTATACACGCCTGTTATATTTGTTTGAGCAGATATATAAATTGGACCTCTATTTGCACAATTTCCATTAAAACCAGCTCCTGCGCTTCCAGAATGATTTATATCAAATTGTGCAGGATTAATACCACGACTAAATTGTGCATTTATACCTCCCCATAATCTATCAGAAACAACACCTACACCATCTAAGTTACCAGCACTTGTATAAATTGAGTTTAACCAACTTGGTTTATTATTTTGAGGAGTAGAACTTCCTCCTCCACCTTGATCTACTAAACTTGAAAATGTAGCACTAGCTGTATAAACACCGCTTCCTCCAGTGCCTCCAGTACCACCTCCTCCACCACCAGCTTTGATTGTACCATTATTTACTAGAGTTACAGAAACACTACCATCAACTTGTAAAGCATTACCACCTGCTGACGATGCAGCTCCACCAGCACCTTCTATGCTACCATTATTAGTAACAGTAATTGTGCCTGCACCTGTGCTATCTATTTTTAAAGCTGGGGCTGAAGAGCTTGTTGCTCCTACTGTTTGTGATGCATTTATCACTATTTCTTTTGGATAATTTACTGCAAAATCATCACCAAAAACACCTACACCACTTTGATCTGTAGCAGTAGATGAGTAAGTCTTTCTAAATGCTCTTGCTTGTCCATAAAAATCATTTATAGATAAAGGACTACTATTAGCGCTAGTTGGTATATCAGCAGACAAATTTGTAGCTGTATTATTATCTGCGTTTGCTCTAACTAATGAGCCTCCTCTGTAATAATCGTTCAATACAACAGGATCAGATGAGCCATTATTATACTCATCTCTTATGTTAGCTAATGATATTGTACCACTAGATTGCAGTGTCATTATAAACTTGTTCCAAATGCTGTTATATTATTAGCGGATGTTACCGCACCATTAGACCCTAGCTTAAATACTGTTGTTCCATTATACTTAAATAACAATTCATTATCTCCAGTATCTAATGATATTGCCCATTTACTTGATCCAAATAGTATTGCGTTACCATTAGTATCTAAATTACCCCCAAGTTGAGGTGTTGTATCTCCTAATAAATCTGTAGGAACTGTTGCCACATTTGCGTTTGCACCCGTGCCATCTGCAAAAACTATGGCAGATGTACCAGTAGCTAAAGCTACGGTAGTTCCAGAGCCACCACCCTGTTTTACTGTAGCTGTTTGATTTGTTGTATTTTTAATAAAAAACCATTTTTGTTGATCGTTGGGATCTATCAGTAAATTAAAACCACCAGAGGGTGAACCAGCCAAAACTAAAATTTTGTAATGACCCTCTGACAAAGTACCATCACTTGTGCTTACAGTTTTATCTCCAGATATAGTTAGAGTAACAAGACCATTAAGTGTTCTATCTATTATATCTAAATTATTATTAGTTGTAGTACCCCAAGCTCCCGCTTGTTCTCCAGCACCTATTTTTTCTATGCCACCATTTGATGTATATGTACTTGCCATGTTTACCTCACGCTTCTATCTCTGTCCAAGTCTCTGACCCAGACGGAGTTACTGTTGTCCAACTTTCTGTACCACTTGGTGAAATGGTTGTGTATTGTTCTTCTGTAGCACCTGCATTAATATTCTCATACAATAAATCACCACTAGATGTCTGTGTCATATTTAAATTTGTTGTTGCAACACCTGACCCTATCATAATACCATTTCCACTTTGTGTAAATGCACTACTCAAAGTAGCTTCAGTAAAGTTTACTATTTTTATGTCTTCGGTAGTCTGTGTAAAAAAAGAACTAATATCTATTACACCACTTGCTTTAGTATTTACTTCAGTAGTTTGTGTAAAATTACCACTTAAAGAAACAGTACCTACAAGTGTTCCAACTCCTATACTAGAACTTGTAGCAAGAGCGTTCATCTCTGCTACACCAAGACGTACAATGCCTCCTACATCAGCAAAAGGAGCTTCAGCAATAGAGGCATGACCTAACATCAATCAGCTTCCTCTATTGTGTTGCCTTCAGCTACCCATTCAAGGATTGCTTGGTAGTCTGTGTTAGCAGAGTCTAGCGGTACAGATAAAATTAAATTACTATTTACAAGAGTTACTTTGTAAGAAGATAATTCATTTGTTATAGGGCTTATTTTTTTCTTTACTGTGTTTATCATTTTAACTCCTATAATTCTGCTGAAAAAGCAACAAATGTATTTTCATTACCTGACCTTATCCAACCTGCATGACCTGCCGTATGGCTTAAATCTTGGTCAACATGTAGTTCTGCATTTCTTGTGCTTTGAGGATCACTATCAATTTCTAATTGATTAAAATAATCGTTACCTCCATTTCTGTAAAATCTATAATTATTAGTACCAGTTACTTGCACTAAAGTAGGGTGCGCTCTCATTTCAGTAGGAAAATTATAAACTCCATAAAGAATACCAGAAGCGTATCCTGCCATATTACAAATAGCCAATCCACCACCATTAATCTGTTCACAAAGTACAGTAAAATACCTCTGACACAAAGCTAGTTCTTCCCCAACTGACCTATGCTCAAATGGTGTGGCTTGTTCGCCTATTTCCATTTGGACTCCAGTGATTTGCCATGTTGCAGATGATGTGCCGATTAAGTTGACAGCATGTCCATATGAAATCCTACTGTCAGAATATCCTCCCCATGAGGTATTGTCAGAAGATGCATAGTCGCTACCAGACGTAAACAAAAACCAAATTCGTAGAGCCTCTCCGTTATCATCATTTATTGTACCACCCGTATCACCTGCAAAGGTGAGTGTCTTATACTCCCAAGTATTTGCAGATGAAATCGTATAAGTAGAACCAATATTCCTATTTCCATCAGCAGAATAAAGTCCAACGGCATAAGTGCCTGTAACAGAACTTTTTACATAAAACGAAAGAGTAATAGATTCTGCACCTGATGCTCCATACTTCAAATGCTGTAAATTTTGCCCTTCAAGTCTAGTCTCTACACGAGCATAGTCATCAGCAGCAATCGTGCTGTCCGTTGTAGTCACTTCTACTTTATAGCTATTTGCAAAGCCGTCTGGACCATCGCTTGCCTGAGAAATACTTACAGTTTCTTCACCCTCTGTTTTGTAATGCCAACGGTCAGGACCATAATAGCCATCTGCTGTAACGCCAGTGCTGTTGCCACGTTGATTCACAGATGCTGAACCATTAATAATAATATTCCTTCGCCCACCAATCTGACTATTGGTTAGGACTTCACCCATCTTTGCTAATTCTGCC